CCTGTGTAAGCTGATCATGGGTTTTTGCTGCAAAATTTGTACCCGCACCTATTCTAACTTTTAATTCAACTTGTAAGGTATAGGTCTGTCCTGCCACAAAAGAAGGTGTATCATTTGCCGATGCAGTTGGTTCCTGAACTACATTTGTAGAAGCATCGTCAAACAATGTCCGAACTTCCATCAAATCACTTCTTCTACTTACATTTGAAAATGTGACCCCTTTGCCCGGATTAGCTTTGGTATTGTTGGAATTTCCAATGCTTTCATACATTTTAGCATTTCCGGCATAAATCGCAACATGTGTGGCTTTGTTGTTTGTTCCAAAGTAAAGGAGATCACCAACTTGTGCCTGATCATATGTAATCTGTTTACCTAAAGTACGATAACCCTGTGCTGTACTACGAGGAACAGGATAATCGGCAGTATTCAAAACTTTGTATATAAAGCCTGAGCAGTCATATCCACCCTCTGTGATAGATTCTCCACCCCAAACGTAGGGCTGGCCCAAAAATGTCTTAGCGACCGTCATAATATTTTCTCTTGTAAATGTCATGTTATTTTACCTCACTTTCAGATTTTGATGCAGATTTTTTCTGCAAAACATCTATTGCATTAGTTATTACATTCGGTATTGGTATACCCATAAGACCTGCATTTTCAACTATTGAAATCAATTCGTTTGTGATAAATGCGATAATGACCGCATTTCTGATATAATTCGTACCTGCCATAATATCTAAGCGATATGCAATCAATACAAACACAAGAGTCATTATTTTTTTACACAGACCTTTCCATCCCGCTTTTGATTCTAAAGCTCCAGTCTCTGTTTTTGTGCTTTTTTTGAAGACACCTGCAACGGCTAGTCCTGAAATATAATCAGCAACCATAAACATAATTAATGTTGAAAGTCCGGCATCCCAACCACCAAATACTGCTGCTACTGCTGAACCAGTTACTCCTACAATTGAACAAATCATTTCTTTCATATCCTTTCACCTTCACTTTCTTTTTTCGAATTAAAAAAGAGCCTTTCGGCTCTTGGTTGCACCGGTGCAACTCCTTACACTTTCTTCATAGCACCACTTCCTCTCATAATAAAAGCGGTAGCTTTACGCCACCGCCTGTTTTAACTGTTCATTTTCAAGTTTTAGTTGTTCAAATGCAAATTGCAAACTGTACAACTGATTCTGTAGTTCTCTAATCTTCCAGTCGTGATCATCCACTCGCAAGATGGTTGTCTGGATCATGTGGGTGTCAAGTGCAATCAGGTTCTGATAGTTCATTTTCAGCATATCTCCGTTGACGTATTTTTGCTCCTCAGCTGACAGTTCGCCATCTTCCATTACTACAAGTTCCTGATCATGCCAGTCTATTCCATGTTTAGCAAATGCCTCGATGGTTTTTTGTGCATAGAACCCCCACTGAATCAATGGTGTCTTACCTTTTGCATTATAAAGCCCGTCATGATACTTAAATGCAATCGGTTGCAGTTCCATAAATACGCCATCATATATACTCATATCGCTCACATAGTCTTTCAGACGTCTATCCGATGTTGATGTTGTTGCAAAGTAAGTGGTTGTCGAACTTCCTTTCCATACGTTACCTGCTGTATAAATAAGTGTATCATATGTCCCCGTTCCTAATGCAGTTGCATTTGCATGTCCAGAAACATCATATTGCCTTAACATCCAAGAACTTGTTGTATTGCATCTTACACCCCAATTAGTATCAAAGTACATATTACTTGCGCTCATGATTTGTGCTGCATTAATAAGCAACTGTTTACTTCCAAAGTTTCGTATGTACGTGGCGTCTTGCATCCACCAACCACCACCATAGGTTTCGCTATACCACCCGCAGGCACCAACTGTACGAATCCAAGAATTACATATAATAGAATTAGTTGATATACCTCCGTATGTTGAATTATCATAACCAACCCCTAAACGGGCATCAATATATACTACTTTACTTCCATAACTTCGAATATACGTGGTATCTGTCATATACCAACCGCCGCCATAGGTCTGATTATACCAACCAGTTGCTCCACATGTTCTAACCCATTCGCTACAGCAGAATGATGGAGTAGATAAAGCTACTGCTATAGGGGATGCCCAATTTCCAATAGTTAAGCTATTGCTGGCCCCAATATTCTTGGCATTCATATTCGTGATATAGCTATTGCAAAACCACCATGAATTAGTTCCAAGATTACAATGAGAATTATCTTGATCTCCACTAGTATATGGTATTATTCCTGGTTGTGTTGTTCTTATCCACATCCCATCATTTCCTGCTGGATCTGTTAATCCAGTAAAACCCCCTTCTCCAATTTTCAGACCAGGCGGTTCAAACAAATTCCCAGAACTATCTTTTCTTGATAGAGCTGTAAAATAGGACCTATAACCTACATATATTTCCTTAGTAAGTGAAGAAACGGCAAAAATATTTTCATAAACATTATTATGTCCAGGAATATCAGATGTATCTGTAATTCTACTTATTTCCAAATCGAATGGGAGAATTCGTACTCTTGTTCCGTAAAATCCCTTGCTATCAATTGTTGCCTTGTCAAAAATATATGAATGTGTCCAATATCCATCCATATTGGTTATTATTTTTCCATCATAACCATCACTCCATGGCAAGGGCGATTCCTGATATATCTTTGATCCTATGAGTTTTATACCACGAATCGTTCCGGTAGCAGTAATGTCTCCGCCGAATAAATTTTGCACATTTATTTTATCAGCTGTTATTGTATTTGCCGCTATTTTATCCGCAGTCACTGCCTCTGAATCCAATTGTATTGTTGTTATACTATTTGCTGCCAATTCTGCAGAGGTTATTGTATTTGCCGCTATTTCGTTAGCTGTTATTGCGGATGCGGCTATTTCATGAGCCGTCAAAGACTTTGCTACTATTTTATCAGCGGTTATGCTTCGCGGTGTGACTATTTCCCCATTTAGCGTGTTAACATTTACCGACTGTAGTGCTCCAGAAATACTATTGAGTTCATAGACGATACTCTTCTCCGTTCCCCGAAACACCAAACGATCTACGGATAAAGTTCCGGCTGTGATATCATCTGCATACAAATTTACCCCTGTCAGTACATCTGTTGCAACCACTTCCGTACCGACTACTCGATTAGCAATAATTCCTTGTGACACCATCAATTTCTCAAGGAATCCAGTAGAGATATTTGCTGTGTCCACGTTTGCCATCGTAATATCCGCATAGTTGGCTTTCAAATAATCCACCGTCACGGTACTTGCAACAATGTGGTTTACTCTTTCTTCTAATGCCGACAGATTGTCCGCTTCTACCGTTTTAAACTTTGCATAATCTCCATATGTGGTATTCGCGTGTAATTCTACAATATAACTCAAATTCGAATCTTCACGCCCCGTAACATGCAAATTTGTTGCCGTTAGCTGCGTAACGATTTCCGTTCCAATAACTGCATACGGCGTTCCAAAATCTGTTCTTGCATAAATATGGTTTACTTTCAAATCATCGATGTCTTCTGCAATATAGCGTTCCAGCCCTATAATCTGAGTAACGTCTATGGAATCAATCGTTGCGCCATTAACAGTGCCATTATCCGTTGTAATATTTTCGATGCATTCTGCGGCGGCAAATAGTTTTCTCTGCATTTCTTCAAAAGACAATATCGTGTTTGCTATCTCGCAAGTATTCTTCTCCGGGTTGCTTAGGTATTGCGTCGTTTTTGTAATGCGCTGCTTCTCTTTTATTTCATCTTCATTCGAAATCACCGTAATTACATCTCCAACGGAGTACGATAATATACAATATTTCTTATTCACATTTGCCAGGTCAACGACCTTTGCAGTTAAAGTCTTTTTCGGTTTTGATATCTCATTTAACTTGTATACGGCGTCGTCTTTCAATGCTTGTGGATCTGTATAATTCGTATCCTCCCAAATAAGTGTTTTAATCTTTTGTGAATATTGGTGATTTTCAAGATAATTCTTCCCATCGTTTACGGATTCGATTGTAAGCCCATCCGCACCAATTGGAATAATCCTTGTTACATAATCGTAAGTATCACCTGCGTCGTTAATTTCTCTCAGATTTAATCCCGCGACAAAATATGTCCCCTTGTCCTCTCCAATTTGCTCCTTCAGATAAACAGTCTTATTTATCGTGTCATACTTTATTTCACACGTAAATGCTTCTAGTAATCTACTGAGTAGCTTCAAAGACGTTGTTTTTTTCATGCTGATGTTTCTCAGTTTTGTCTCTGGAATACTTGAAACGCAAGACCAACCGGTATCCGTCAGAATATAGTCCGCCGCCTGTTGCGCTGTCATATCTTTGATTGTGCACTCCATCCATGCACGACCTTCTAATGCCTCTAAATTTAGAGTAGCCACAATGTTTCGATAACCATTAGAACCCTTTGAATTTTCTTTCACTACAAATTCATCCGAATCTGTTCGTAAATAGTATTCATGTGGAATCTTTAATTTGTTTTTCTGATGCCACAAAAAAGAGAGCGTCTTATCTCCTGTTGATAATTCACTCTCTACTTTGTTCTCTTTGCAATTTTTTAAGCCTCCTATGAGGGTATGCTCAAGATTATAAAGTTTTAAGATCATGCTACCCTCTCCTCTCTTTAGTACGTCATCATAAAGTCTAACGTTACCAGATCAGCAGCTGTCGGATTACTGTATTTTTCATTTTCTTTCAAGAGCTCATAGGAAATTGTATGTACCTCAATTTCTGTTTCTGTTTCATTTAATTCCAAAAATGCATCATTAAACGCTTTTTCGTCTTCATCTGTCTCAAAAATATACTTCTGTCCCTTTAATTCCGGTTTTCCCGCTTCGTCGTGTTTCGCATATTTCTCAATTAACGATTTTGCAGCTTCATCTCTCGCCTCTACGTTTTCTCTGAGTGTCTTAAAGTTTTTTGCTATGGCAAGTGATACTTCACCCGCGAATACTTTCTTTTCTTTGACTAATTCCCCAAGTTCAAAGTACTGATTAACAACTTCTTTCATTTTTATTTTTTTGTTTTCTTTTTTCATATTACACCTCCAGTAGACCATTTGCGTAGGTCTCAAATGCTGTATAGTCTGTATCTACCTTCTCTTTATTAGCAAGATACACTTCCTTGTTCTGAATAAACTTATTGACGCTAAATGAACCATTCTCATTGATGGACGCATTCATGGTCATAGCTACAACATCTTTTCCGTCCACCTGTACGGTACTGGTTCCATTTAAACTGATTGTTTTTGTTGTGCTCAACATGTGATATCTCCTTTACATAAATCTTGGTTTATAAGTTACCTTTATTGTGACATCCTGGTTCACAGTAATGTGATTTTCTCCAGGCAATAAACTTGGGAAGTCCCACAGATCCACCTTTGAAAATTTGTTTTCTCCACCTTCATTAATGAGTCCCGTTTCTCCGTCCAAAATTACCGGTTTATTCATGGTTAGTTCCCTCACCGTTACTGGTTTATCTTCTCCTGTAATTTTATCCCTTACGATTCCGGTTATAGTTACAGAGGTTAATCCAATCAGTGGCGTTATTTCTATGATTGCCGGCGTTTCCATATTTCCTTCGTTAATTACCGATAACTCTTTTTCTGCTGTTGTAACTGAGTGCTCATTACCATATTCATATCCGGCGAATTCAAGAGTTGCTTTGTGCCAACGCTTCAAGCTGGTTTCTGCCTCTTCCGCATTGTCTAAATACATATAGTAGTTATGTTCAAACCCGTCTAGCTGTATAATACTTGGTTTTAACAAACAGGCGACTAAATTGCTCGCCTGTTTCCATATTTCCTGTCTTGTACTTCCTCGAATCAATACTGCAACCTTCATTTTCTTAAAGCCGGTCGTACTATTCAGCATAAGTGGTATACACGTCCCATCGATCCACTCGCTGTTATTTGATATCTGGCTAAATGCCGGGTATACATTCCACTGCTGTGCACCATATGCCGCAATATCTACTCCATCAATTTTCATGGTTCCCTCCTATCTCAGTCTTTTTGTCTTTCTTGCAAAATCATTACTCATTCCAGTACTTAGTTCCCCTACTAAGGTTCCCGTATCTGTTACCACCTGTAGGTTACCGATTTCCTTGAATCCACTCTGCATGACACTCATCATCTGTCCAAACATTGTCGCTAGTCCAGAGTTATCTACCGTTGCCGTAACCTGTTGCACCGGTGCAACTGAGATCAAATTATTCAATTCACGAACACTAACACTGTTATTAATTGATCTTGCATAGTCATTAAGCGTAGCCTGTTGCTGGGCAATTTGAGCTTTTGTCTTTGATAGTAACTGATTGACCATGTCTGTTCCAGATGCACTCACACTTTTTGTTCCTTCATCAATACCGGCCGCTACACCAGCTGGTATTTGTACTCCTATCTCTCTTTTGAACAATCTGGAAGGGGAGTGAATTTCTGCTGCTACCTGTATCGCTTTTTTCAGTGCCGCTACCATATCTTTTGCAGACGCATTTATCTTTTTCTTATTTGTCAGTCCGTCTAATATCCCTTGCAGCGTGTCGTCACCTATTTTTGCCCCTGCATCTGCCAATGGCGTTAATTGTGAAGTTATCGATGCGTTTACACTCTTCAAATCTGCTTTTGTGGATTTCTTTGTTGCTCCCGACTTTATTCCGGCCACAATTTTTGCAACTGCATCTTCTCCTATCGTTGTTGCTTGATTTGCAAGGTTTTGAAGCGGTGCTTCAATCACTGCATTTAGTTTTGCCACCGCCTGTTGATATGTCTGTGTATAAGCATCTAATTCAGCTTGCGCGGTACTCCTTAATGCGGCAATTTTATTCTCTGTTTCTGTTTTTAAAGACTCTTTGTCTTTTACTGCCTGCGATTCTGCAAGAGCCTTTTTCTGCTCCCATAACGTTTCATATTGTCTCAATTCTTCCGCACTTAGCTGATTAAGAGAATGGATGGATGCGGAGGCTTCCGGCCCCATGTTTGACAGTTCATTGAGCAGATCTTTTGATAGTATGTTTTTGTTCCCTAGCTTCGATAGTTGCTGTTCCCAGTCCGCATAACCTGCTACCTGTGTCCTTAAGTTATATAGTAGTGTTTGTCCTGATGCAGACGTACTCTCAAACTGGTCAAATAGATGAAAACTCGAATAAATCCCATCCGACCTTTCCTTTACTGCATTGTTATAAGTGTCTGTAAGATCCTTAATGTTGTCCGCCAGTTTATCATTTACTTCTTTGCAATTATTAAAATAATCATTATCCAAATCTTCGAGCTTTTGATTGTACTTCTCTTTTGCTTCATAGTATTTTTGATCCGCTTCGATTCGTTCTGCCGTTCCCTTCTTGAATTTCTTCCGAACGGTATCCCAGTATTGAACTTCGGCGTTTGCAGATACCTCATAATATGTTTTATAGGTTTCTAGCGCCCCACCTGATAACGCATATTCTTTATTTGATGCAACCGTTGCTGCCGCTTGCTCCTTAATCTTTCCCTGCACATCTTTCAGTTTCTTTGTAGCATCGATGTATGCCTGGGTTCCTTTGTCCATCTTGCTTCTGACCATTTTCCAGTAATACTCTTCTTGTTGCAATGATGTGTCGTGTAGCACGCCATAATTTTCAAAGTATTGGTTGGCTTTTTGATAAATCTCTCCGTAATAATCTTCCGCGGATTTGATTTGCTGTTCCCCATTTGTCCCAGTTGTATAATTTGCCACTCCAAATGCCCCCTTCATCTTCTGTTTCATTTCTTTTTCAAAAGAATCAATATTGGAGGCTTTTTGCAAAGCACTTTTGTAAGAATCCGTTCCCTTTTTTACTGTAGAGGCTACTTTTTGCCAGAAATATTTCTCGTCATCTAAACTAACTACATGGCTTTTTTTATATGCATCCATCCATGTGGATGCGGATTTATATACGTCATCTGCTAGTGACTTGGCACTCTTGATAGCAACTCCTTTTTTTGCCGAAATTCCAAATGCTGTTCCGGTCGATATCTGCGCTCCTACCTTGTCTTTGAATTTTCTCGATGGAGAATGTATGTCTAGGTTTGTTTGTGCTGCTGAAAAAATAGCATCACATACGGAGATCATTGACTGTGCTGCTTCTTTTCCTCCTGATGTAATACCGACAGCAATTCCTCTGCTCATCATCAATCCGATTACCTTGTTATAAACTTTAGATGGAGAGTGACTATCAATTTTCTTTGTCGATACGCTTAATAGATCATCAAAGAATGTGTGTAACGTTCCTGTTACCTGCGGTTTTCCGTCAGCTATTCCAAGAGCCAAACCTCCGACCATGTTTATTCCAATTGTATGAAAGTTTCCAGGTGCAGTAATTCCTTGTGCAGTTGCAGTATCAAATAATCCTTGGCTTGCTTGGGCTATTGTTGAATACCCCAATACCATTCCCTGTCCCTGTGCATCTGCCTGATCTTTTCCTGATTGTTTCGATGTATCTACATTCTTTTTACTGGAATCTGCCATTGCCTTTTCTGCTGCTTGCATGCTCGCATCGTATATCGATTTGTAATGCTGTGCTACTTCATCTCTATGGCTATCAAGCTCTGATTGTACGCTCGACATTGTACTTGCTACCTGAGCCGATAGTGGACCGTCCATACTCATTGCTTCCGTCCATTTTTGACATATTTCACTAAACAATGGTGTGTTCTTATCTAGCGAATCAGTCAGCGTTTTTACAAGATTTGCACTCTGTGGTCCCATTTTTGCCAGATAATCATAGAAGTCCTGCGTCATTCCCTGACCAGCTGCTGCTCCAAGTCTTTTCATGTTCTCCGACCAGTTGTTCACACCGTCTATCTGAGATTGCAGATTTTTTTCTACTTGCTTTGCAGATATTTCGGTTCCACCATTAAACTCATCAAATACAGATATTGTATTATCAATACTCGAAGCAATCGATTGCTGCATTGCCACATATGCTTGAGATTGACTATCTGTAGTCTGGCTGGTTACATTTGCGGCATTTGTTTCCGCACTGGACATATTAGAGATGCTGTTCGTTGTATCATTAAGTGCTCCAGAATAATTTTGTACCAGGTTTTCTGCATCCTCAAACTGTGCATTTGCATCTTTATTTTTACTTGTTAATTGATCGATTTGTTCTCCCAATTCAATGATTTGAGATTGCACTTTTATACTTTTCCCGCTAACGTGCAGTGGACTTCCATCTGAAGCTTCTGAATCTCCCCATTTACCTCCTGTCAGCTCATTATATTTATTTTTTGCTTCCTCTAGCTTTTTAGTTGCTTGTGATATTTCCAATTCTCTATCAGTTATAGTCTGTGCAATATCTTTCAGTGAATTTTGTGCCGCAACGGCAAGTGCGTATTCTTTCCTTTTTTGAATAATTTGATCCAATGCATCTTTTGTCATGTTCAAAGATCCGGTTTCCGAATCATATGCGGCCGCTAATTCTGGAATATCCTCTGATAACTGGTCGACAATGGCTTTCATCTCTGCCTTTTGTCCTGTTGTTTTACCCTGTACATCGTTCAATTCATATAGCTTATCCACAAGTTTTTTATTTGCCGCCCACTCTGAATCCACATTTGAAATCGAATCCTTGTAAGTTTTTAAATTATTATTAATCTCTTCTTCTTGACTTTTTAAGCTATCGATAAAACTGTCAGTTTCATCTTTTGCATCACCCGTTGCTGCTTGATAAGCCATGATTCCACCTGTCAGCAAACCGATTGCCGTCATAATCCATCCTATTGGAGTCATTTCTTGTGCTAACGCCAATGCTTTTGTTGCGACAGTCGCCCCCTCTGTTGCTGCTGTCATTTTCTGAATTGATGCTGCTATATTTAAAAAAATCTCTGATTTAGAAATCTTAAATACCATGATTGCTGTACCAAGTCCAATCATGCCGGTTGTTACCACGTCTAGATTATCTCCAACCACTTCCAATCCATGATTTACGGCTGGCAGATACTTTTTTTCTAATGGTTCTGCTATTTTTATTTGGATAGTTCGGGCTAATTGCGTCAGCTGATTCGTGGTATCATCGTACTTAATGCTTTGTATCGATTTCATTGCATTCGTAGTAGATGATATTCCACCATTCAGATTGGTAAGCGCTTTTATTCCTTTGATTCCAAGGTCTTCCCACATTGTACCAAATAGGTCTACGCCTGCCTGATTTTGTTTGACCTGGTCTGTCATGTTGAATAATGCAGATAACACCTCGTTTGTTGCCGCTTTTGCAGCATCTCCGCCTTCTGCAAACTTCTTTCGCATGCTATCTCCATTTAATTCCAACAGTTGATATCCCTGCGTTGTTGTTGTATTTGTGTCTTTTACTCTTATTCCAAATTCCTTATAAGCGTCTCCTAATTTATCAACAGAAAACGTTCCAGCTTTGGAACCGTTGGATAATGAGTTGAAAAACTCATCCGCAGATGCTCCCATCTGTTTATAGTGTACCGAATACTCATTGATACTATCTAATAGATCTCCATTCTTATTTAGTCCCTGCTGTGCGCCCTGTGCGATCAGATTATAAGCCTTCTCGCTTGATATTCCGAAGGTATCCATCAACATTTTTACGGATCTAATCTGTTCTTGGTAGTCGAAATCAAATGTATCTCTTAGTGTGATGGCGTTTTCCGCTGTTTTTTTCAATGGCACAGGATCCAATTGTCCCAAATTTTGCGTAATTACCGATACTGCCTCGCCCACATCATCAAAATTTTGACCAAAATTATTTTTATATATATCCATCATAACGTCCCGGTACTTAGACATTGCAACCGTTGTCATGCCTGTACTTGCTTGTACCTGATTTGCGGATGAAACAATCTCTTTTGCTGTTCCAAACGATGCGTCGCCAAGTTCTTTTACCACATCGGTCATACCGTCTACAGCCTTTGATGCAATCGCTCCTTTTAATACTGTTTGCCAACTCAATGTAGCTTCAGTAGTGGTTTTTACCACTTTTCCATATTCATTAATCGTAGTTGCGCATTTTTCCGTGGATTTTTGCGCCTCTTTCATATATATGTCGTTTTGCTCTAATGCTTTGTTTGCTTTTAACGTCTGCACCTGTGCATTATTCAGCTTTGTTTTCCAATCCGTAATGCGATCACCGGCACTCTGATAGTTTTTTTCACCTCTTGCAATCGCATCGGACAACTCTCGAAGTTCTTTTTCTTGATTCTGCATTTCTTTTGATGTCGAATCGTAGGAACCTTTCATTTTGTCCATTTTTTCAGTGGCTTCCTGGTACTTTGCCCTTATTGTTTCCAGACCTTTTCCGACACTATCATAGGACTGCTTTGCATGATCCAGGCCTTTTTTTATCTCATCTTCTTTTTTCTTATGAGCATCCAGTACTTTTTCAAGTACTTCATGCTTCTTTTTTAGCGCTTCGAGCGTATTTGCCTGCCCTTCAAACTGCTCCTTAACAAGCGCCGATTCCGATTTCAAGTTTCCAAGTTCTTTATTTACTCCTGAAACCGCTGTTCGAAACTCTTTTTCCCCGTCCAATGCAATAATTGCACCAATTCTATTTTTATTCGCCATGTCGTTTTTCTCCATTTAAAAAGAGCCGATGCAAACTGCATCCGCTCTTAATTTCGTTCTAACTGACTATTTATTTGTAAAGTATATTTTCATTGGTCCCATTAACCAAGACAAAAAGCACAATACACAGGCTATTGCAAATAAAATTACCGACCAGAATATACTGAACAATGTTACAATAACTGAAACTATTGCCAGTGCCGCTCCTATCAGTAACAACAAGCCTCTTAAACTGTTTTTTGGTATCACCAACATAACAAATGTTATTCCAAATATAACAAAAAATATTCCTACTGCTTTTGCTCCCACCGCCATTGCGATGATTCCCAATAATATAAATAATCCTGCCGCAATTAGCATATTTATCACCTCGTTCTACTATTATATCATATTTCCTTTGAAAAACAACCGTTTACGGCAGATCATCTATGCCTAATTCTTTCTTTTTGATGCCATTTAATTCCATGTACTGATCGTATATCAAGAAGAATTTTCTTGGCGTCATTTGAAACACTTCTACTTCCGAATAATTTAAGATTTTACTTCCAATGTAAAGCATGCGGGCAACGTTTATTCCTTCGCTGTCCCGCTCTTCAGGTTTGGGTCGTCATCCTCTGCCGCTGGCAATGATATCCCATACGCTTCAAAAATTTTCATTAAAATTTCTGCTTGATTCTCTAATGAAACTATCCAGCCTATTTCTTTCTCAGTATATCTCTTAAGCTCTCCGTTTCCTTTAAATTCTTCTTTTTCTGCCTCATCATTCAGCATTGAGCATAGCATATATCTGATTGTTTTAGATGCTTCATTCTTATCGGTCAGATTATCGATAATCTGATGCAGTTCTAAGTCAAAGTGTTCCTGGATGTCATCAATTACATTCAGGGTGAAGAGTAAATGCCTCTCCACCCCATCAATAACTACTGGAACACCTACCGGACGCAAATCACTCATAGGTTACTCCTCCCTCTTATGCTCCTGTTCCTGTACCACCACTTGTAGATGTTCCGGATCCGCCACTAGTGGATGTTCCTGAACCACCAGCTACAACAATCCCTGCTTTTGTATTGAGCCAGGTTTTTGCCTCTGTAAGTGTATCGAATTCTTTTTGCGCTTTCCAATCACCATTGTCCAGCTTGTACATATCTCCCTCAAGAGTAGTGTGCGCAAATGCTGTATTTTCCTGCTTCGTTGAATCTTCGTCTGCCGGTTCCTTGAGCTGTACTTTGTAATACCATTTTGCTGTAAATTTCAATTTATTACTTCTTTTCGACTTTCCGACAACGCCAACTCCTAAAAATGGTGCAATGTCTTCTGCGTTTGAAATAACTTCTCCAGATATTGTATCTTTTGCATGTCCTAATACAAATGCATAAATATCATCTGTTTTCTCGTTTAACTCAATATTAAGAGTACCTCCTGTTACCGATGTATCTGTCTCTGTAACATTATCGTCACCATAGTCTTTTACATTGGAAGCTGTTGGCGTTCCGGTAATTTTGCTTGATGCTCCAAGGTACTGTCCTTTTTCATAGGTCGGTGTCTGATCTTTTAATGCGGCTACTACTATGTATGCCATTCCTACTTTTGCCATGTTATTATTCCTCTCTTTCCTCTGTGATATCGCATTCGTATACGATATGTCTGATGTTGTTCTCTGCTTCTGTTAATTCTGTAATTGCCGGATACGTAAATCCTGCCGTAAATAACAATTCTCGGACCTTCTTTTTTAGCGCGATATAGTTTATCTGACTTCCGTTTTCGTTAATTGGAAGAAAAAAATGTATCTGCATACTTGCTTTCGTACAACTTGGTTCATCATCTCCGAAGTCTGATCCGCGATCATCTACATAATTGAATGTGAAATGGTACTTATCTGATCCAGTGTATACATTTGGTACACAAGGATATCCCAATTGGCTTAATGCGGTAATAATTATCGAATTTACACTCATTTTCCCGCCTCCTGATTAAATACGCTCTGCATCTTATCAATGCAATCCGCTTCGCTTTCGTTTATTGTCTTCTTCATTACCGGATGTGCCGCCTGTTTTGACGTTCCATATTCCATATACGCTAATTTTTCAGCATTTCTGATGCCTTTTTCATCTTTTCCGATAACACCTACCGCCGCAAAGAACCCATAATTGTTCATTTTTGCTTTGGTCGCATGTACGGATTTTGCAAGATTTCCCTTGGAATATCCTCGATTTGTTGCTGCTCTTATATTCTTGGCTAGATTATTTGCGACGATTGGTGTTGCAGCATCTATCATTTTAGGTGCAACCACACTCACATCCGACATTTTTTCTAGCTGATTCATGAGATCATCTATTCCATTCGTTTCAAATCGCGCCACCAGTCTCTCTCCTCTCACAAACAAGCACAATATTCATGCTCTTATCTGCTTGATATGTACGTTTTACCTCGTACGTATCTCCGTTTTCTTCATCATACAGATATTTTTGTCCACCGTAATTGCAAGCTACAATTTCAATGTTCTGATCTGCTGTATATCCGGACTGATTTGCAAGAATCTGGTCGCTTCGTGTTGTGTCTTTGAAGTTTGCCGGAATTCCTTCTAAAAATTCCGGCTCGCTTGATGTGATGAATCCATCTTTATCTTCTGCTTCTTTGGAGCTTTCCTGTAACTTGATTGATTTGTTCCACATGTCACTTGACCTCCTGAGTTGCTGGAGCAATTGGGTTTTCTAGGGTCAGGCGAAATACTTTCTCCTTGTACATTGACATGTACTTGTCTGAATCTACTCTGTCATTTCCAAGATTTGCTTTCACATAGCACGTCACCGCCGTGATTACGCCATTCTTTCCCGCATCTATGAGTGATTTGTCTACTCCTGAAGCAACCATATCATCGGTGCAATCTTCAATATATGCATTAATATCATCATCGTAAGTCTTGATTTGTAATGCAATCCCACATCTTTTTTTAATCAGGTCAAGCATTTTCCCACCTACCCTTGCTGTGCTAAGAATTCAGCTATGATATCTGCTTTGACAGTCTTTGTAATGCTATAGCCAAGCTCTCCGGCCAACGTTTTAATCTGCGTTATTGTCATTGCATTTAAACTGTCGGCCGTATAGCTGCTGCCAGTCGTGCTATAGCCTGCTATTCCCCCGTTACGGAAGCATCATTTACAACCATAGAGAGGTTTACGAAAGCATCTTTGTCCATAACCTTAAAATCATTTCTTTCGATTGCTCTTACCAGTGTAAGGTTCTGTGTAAATGCATTTAATGTACCAGCTACTGCAATATTTGAAGATAATAATGTGGTCTGCTGCCGATCATACTTTTTGAATGCTTCCATGAAGTCTGCACAAACCATTGGAATTTTTAACTTTCCAGCCTCCTTTTTGTCGGAAGCAACTACCTGGTTTGGTACGCTTGTTACTGGGATTCGTAATGGACCAATTGACAGATACATCTGCATTGGTTCGTTTGGACTTGGCTGTAAAAGATAACGTCCGGTTGTATCTTTCATTTCTGCAAAGAAAAGCAATCCGTCATCATTTGTTAAGATTCTGGACCCTTCCCGATATGCTGCTCCAAGTGTAACGATAATTGCTTTTTGTATCTCATCCATTGTCGAAATTGGTTTTGACGTCTGTGTATTGACAAGTCCCATAATTTTTGTATTGGATGTTGCATTGCTCTTTCTTCCAATCCATCGTGTGATTGTTGCCGTGATGTTCTGATCTGTGTCTGCTAACAGACTGTTTGTTAGTGGTAACCATCCACCTCTTGCAATAATTTCATACCCTACACGCTCAAATTGTGGTGTGTCCATCTGTGGTGCATCTGCTCCCTCTTCGATATCGGCGAAGCCACTCATGGTCGATTTCTTTTCAAAGGTTCTCTGACCCTTATTTGTCGTTACTGGTTCCACAGTGATAAGTGATTCCAAGGAAAACTCTGCCTGTTTATACTGATTGATCTGTGTCTGGATATCTTGCGGTACCACATATCCACCATCGGCATCCGAACCCTCGCGCATACCGCTGGTCATTGCATTTGTCACCTTAAAACCGGCTCTAGCGGCACTCGCAAACTCCATGGTGGAATCCTTTGGCTTGTCTGTGTCTTTTGCTGCATCGACCTTCTGTACCCCTGCAATCGGTTCTTTGTTATCCAAATGCTGTTGCATTCCTTCTACCGGCTGATCATCCAAATCTTTCAGGATATCGAATTTCTGCTGCATTTCAATTAATTCCTCTTTTACTTTTGCCGCATCCTCCAGTTTTCCTTCCTCAACTAGGCTCTGAATGATTGTTTTTTTCTGATTGATTGAGTTTAATAACTCCAATAGTTGTTTGTTCATACTATCTCCTTTTCTTTTTTGCTATTAAAAAAGGACTTATACACCAAATAGGTATAAATCCTTTAGTAACTCGTCTTTGAATTTTGCATCATTTTCCAATTTTTCTTTTTCCTGAATTACCTGTTGTTTGATCTCATCGGTAAGTCGCAGCCCAAATACCAAGCTTGCATTCAGTTGCACCGGTGCAACTGCGTTCGTAAATACGACTTTGTCCGCATTAGCAAATGTCATTTGTTCTGGTTCTATATATCCATCTGCAAAACCATAATCAATTGCCCCCTTTGCCGATAGCCATGATTCTCTGTCCATGAGCTTTAAGACATCCTTTAACTCCATTCCTGACTTGGCGACATAGGCATTTGCCATGGTTTCGTTTAAGGATTTCAACATTTCTGACGCTTTATCCATCTGGTGATAATCGCCTGATACCCCGGAACATGAAACATTATGTATCATGATTGTACCGACGTTGCTCATAAGGACTTTTTTGCATCCCATTGCTGCAACTCCTGCCGCGCTTGCAGCAAAACTCTGTATCTTTGCTACCGAGTTAACTGTCTGAAATAAGCTGTATAGTTCTTGCCCGCTCTGTACGTCTCCACCGCCAGAATTAATGAGTATCTCTAATTCTTCTTCTGGCTGCATCTCTGCTATAGCGTTTCTTGCGTCATTCGGACAAGTGGATTCCCACTCTAACCAGTCATAGATCCATTTCATTTCATTCGGTATGATATCTCCGCTAAGGTTAAGTTGTGCCATCTCCTCCACCTCCTTTCGTATCAGCATATTGCTTCCCAATCATGGTTACCGGAATATAATTTCCGTTGGCCGTCAGAACATCCCCTCCTGGCATGGAAGGCTTGTCTAAGAATTCTCTTGCTTCATCCCTTGTGTAAATTCCGTCTTGTACTGCTCCACGTAAAACTTCCATCTGAGATTTTGAATCGGTTCTCAAAATTGCCTTCTCATTGAATTTGTAAAGGAATCCTTCTTTTGATTCCCATGGCATGAGTGCAATTGCATTGATTTCTTCTTCATACTGCTTTAGCCTGTATGCCATTGTGTCAACCAAAAATGCCAACTGCTGCATTTCAGAGTTGGCATAAGAGGATTTTTCATAATTATTAATTTGATTTGGTTTTATTCCAAGCGCTCCAGCAATTTGTAGGGCTGAATACTTTTTCAACTCAAAAAATTGTGCGTCTACGAGACTCATTTTCAATGGTGTAAGTGTTAATCCAACAGGTACTGGTATTACTTTTCCTGCGTTTTTCGGTCCTGTTAAAGCGTCCGCAAACTTTTTTTGAATTTTTTCTACTTTCTCATCTTCAAAATTTCCGGTATATTGCAGTGCCATGCTCGCCGTTAGTCCTTGTTTGTACAGATTATTCATGAACGTTTGGCTCTCTGCTGCTCCGTCAATAGTATATTTCAGGATGTTTCTTACCGGTTCCCCCATGATTCCATCCAAACTGTACCATGTTTTGATATGTATGATATCTCCCCTTTTGAAAATGTAACTTTTCCCAGTCTTAGGGTCATTATACTGATAGTACAATTTTCCGGCATCACCAAATATTCCGGCATCATCCATCATCACCTCTACACAATTACTTTGTAAAGGCCATGCGTCATATACCTTATATTCTCCTCCATATTTTCCGTTTCGCACAAATTCGCGCCTTAACCATACATACCCGTTTCCATAATGTTGACAGTTCATTTCAACTGTCCCCCACAATGTAGATGGAGTCATATTCTCATTTGGCCGTACATTTAGTATATAGGACATCTCTGTTGGTTCTGCCCGTATACGCCCTTGTTCTGTCTCTTGATAATATTTCAACGGCAATTTACCCATCGTCTCACTTAACATTTTCAAGCATGTAAAGTACGTCACTTCACCGAGTAGCTTTTGGGGAGTGCTTGGATCTATACCAAGCCATTCTAACAACTCTGAACTATTTAGCTCTACCGTTGTTCCTGTGAGTGTATTCCACGCATTTGAGATTCTTTTTGATAATTTCATCTTCTCATCATCACCAGTCACTTTCTAAAAATTTATCTATTGCATCCATATATCTGGATGTAAACTCGTGATACATTGCAAGTTTATAAGATCCAAGCACTGCATCTACCGGGTCAATACGTTTTGTTGTAAGGTCTTTATCTATTTTTATCAAGCCATTATTTCTTCGAATCATCGCATTGCTCATTGCAAATTCCAATACTGGATTGTATAGATAGAGTACATTTCCCGAATATACTTGCTCTCGAAATCCTTGCGTAGACTCATTGAGCGATTTATGACTTTGGTATACTTCCTCTACCTCATATCCCTGATCTGACAAGTCCATCATTAACTTGCTTGCATTGGCCGGATCAAATGCCAGACATTCAATTTCCCACTGATTTTCATTGCAAGTATCAATGACATATTTCATGACCGCGTTCTGGTCGACAATTGGAGTGTTCGTCACTGTTAAAAATTCCATTCGCTCCCAGGCATCATAATCCACTTTATCTTTTGCTTTTCTTTCTGCAAGTTTTTCTCTGTTTGGGATGAAAGAATGTGAATACACAATATACTTCACAATCTCTTTTCCCGTCTGGTCAAACTCTCCTGACAAAAAGGGAATGATAAATGCCACGGATGTGAGGTCGATCTTTGCAGACATGTCAAAGCCAACGTATACGCTCATTCCTTTTGTGGAAATCGGAATCTTATCTACCATACATGCACGCCACTTGGCCATGTTCATGTATCCGTTTTCTTTATCTTGTACCCAAATATTCATGCATTTTGTTAGAAATGCCGTCATCTTTTCCGGTATTTCCTTAGCTATCTGCCACTCGCCACGTATTTTTTCAATACCTTCTGGATAGCTCATACGTATTGGATTTGCCTTTTTCCACAACTCTTCGTTGTTTAGGTTCTCTAAATCTGCGAAATCCTCTTTGTCTAATTCGCATATATCAATCAAATATTCATCATTTGTTATCCCCAAGCTAGGATCTAAAACTTTTGAGCAGTATGTATACTCTTGTACAAAGCACGGATACGTCAAATCCATTCCGGCCGTTGTAATAATCATCAAAAGAGGCTCTTTCGTATTGGAGCCCAAGCCCAAATCATAGAATTCTGTGGTCTGGTGCTGATGATATTCATCCAGGATTAATCCTGCCGGATTTGTTCCATCACCTTTTTGTCCATCATCCTTTGACAATGGTTTTATAAATGATCCAGTTTTTATATGTGATATCAGATTTCTTGTGATTTTAAACTTTTGACGAAGAGGTGAACCCTTCAGCATGAGTTTTGCTTCCTCAAATATTATTTTTGACTGATCTCTTTTTACTCCTGCCGTATAATATTCATATGACTCTTCATTTTTTGTTGCCTGTACCGATATTTCATATAGTGCAACTCCGGCCTCCATTTGTGACTTTGCATTTTTTCTGGCCACTTCTATAAAAGATTTTTTAAATCGTTTGTATCCAGTCTCTTTTCTTCTCCATCCATACAGCTGGCATAGATTAAACTTTTGCCAATCTGTTAATATGATTGGTTTTCCTGCAAGAACGCCTTTTGAATGTCTTAATAGTGCAAACCAATCAACTATATTCTGCGCTTCTTCCTCATCCCATACATACAGAAAAGTTTCTGCTAATACATTTGGCGCTTCTTCTTTTTTGAAATCATTTAGAAGTCTTTCGCAAGCCCATTTATGTTTTATGTTGCTATCAATTTTCCCGCTTAAACAATCCTCTGCATACTTTATAAGTTCTTCACGTATCGTCATATATTCCCGAATTTCTTCTGTATGCCTTTTTCTTTCTCTTCTGTTTTCGTTGTTGCTGCCTTTAATCTCGAGTCAATTGTTAATCCACAAAAGGCTGCAAATTTTCTCAAC